TGTTTTGCCATTATGCGTATATTTCATATAATTTGTCAAATTCCTCATTCATATAATCAAACCATGCTTCAATGCTTTGATTTGTACCATCTACTGATACCTTACGATCATCATTTGCAAACACTGTTTCAGAGTTTGCAAAAAGGTTCAACAATGACCCTTGTTGTTTCTTTTTTTGTATTATTAATCCCAGTCCCATATTAATTGAGTTTTAATCCAGATAAAATAACATTTATCTTACCTTCTGATTCAGGAGTTACCACACTCTGTGTTGTTAGAACGCCATACAATTTATTCCCGGCAACGGTATTAAATTGTTTAATAACCGATGCCTGCCCTATTGCTGAATCGCTTCCGGCTGCAGCTTCCATCTCGACGTCAACAAAAAACAGCTGTGAATTTTTATCAGCATAGGCATCTACGTAAGCAACGTTATCACCCAAAATAGTTGCCGGTGCCGCATTATACAAATATAACCTTAGTGTTTTCCCGGCAAGTCCTGCCATATCGGTGTGCACTTTCACATCCATAAGATATCCACCGCCGGAATTTGATATTGAAAGACCGTCAAATTCGAGTGTTTTAAGAAGTAAACTTTCGGCTGTATTGACAACTGAACCATCCAAATCCCCAACTGTATTATCAATAACAGGAGAGTCAAAAGGAACACCTGCCACATTGGCTGTGAATATCAAATCAGCGCCCGAACTCGTTACTACTATTCCTTCAGCCAAATAATCTGCCGCATAATCCGTAACGAAAGCTGCGGCAGTGTCTGTTAAATCAACACTTCCTGCTGTATCAAAAACAACTGTCTTTGTTAAACCTCCTGCACCTGTGATTTCTGCCTGTCCTACAAGTACGTTGGCCTGAGTGTTTGCTACACTGCCACTAAGGTCGCCTGTTAGGTTGGCAATTGCAGGACTCGTAAATGCCACCCCATAACTTTGTGCCGTAAATATTAAGTCTGCTGCACTGGATGTAAGCACAATCCCTTCTGCAAGGTAGTCTGCTGCAAAAGAAGTAACAAAATCTGCTGCTGTTTGAGTTAGGTCGGTTGTTCCACCTGTTGCAAATGTTACTGTTTTGGTCAGTCCACCTGCCAATGTGATTTCTGCTGTTCCATTTGTTCCTGTAAGAGTAACTGTGTCCACTTGTTTTTCAGGTGCAGTGCCCGTCAATGTTACAGTATCAACTTGAGCAACATTAGCAGGATCTGTGTTAATAACGTCCCCGGCTGCATACTCGGTTGTATTTGAAGGACGGGTTATTTCCTGGGAAACAGTTACCGGGACACCGTTCGGAAATATAACGTTTCCTGATTGATCAACGATCTGCGTTTTTTGCCCTCCGTCTGTAAACTTGGCCAAAATCAGCAACAGCACATTTTTTATCCCCTTCCAAAGCGATATTCCCGTACTGGCAGTTGTGGTTTCAGCAACTGAACTGTTTGCTGCTGCATCAGCCGTCGTTCCGATGGCCCCGCTTAAATCTGTATTGTTAAAATAATTCGTATTCAGGGCATCCATCATTTCATCGCGGTTCGAAGCTACAATATTTGTAACATCCGTCCAGTCGATTTTTACACCCAAATGAGTTGAACTGATCTTGCCCTCTGGATCGATAATAATAATGTTAGAGTCATACGGACTTTTCCATACAGTTGAATTTACCGGGAGCAAGAATATTTCATCACCCCGCACAACCTTTACCTTTTCCCCTGTTTTTGTAATTACTGTTGCCATTTTCTATAATTTTTTATTGTTGTCCAAAATTTTGTAATCTAAAAATATTTTCTTCACTATTTGACTGTTCTAAAAGTCGATCCTTTTCCTGAGCAGCATCAGGAATAAATCCAATATCTTCCAACTTCTCTGATCCGGTTTCTTTTGACAATATTCTTCCCATTACTGCTGTGCTGATTGCCTCGATAGCCTCCTTCAGGTTTTTAGGCATATAAGGTGTAAACACCGGTTTAAACATAACCGAGGAAGCCGCTTCTGAAAGTCCTACATTCAGCACATTGCCTATGAATGCTTTCAATAGATTTACCCTTCTTTGAATGCCAACACCGAAAGTTTCTTCCTTTGCCCTGGCTGCCAGGTGAGCATCGAGGAACATGAGTTCCAGAGCAACACCGGAAAGATCACCAAGAGATTTCATTTCACTGAAAGCGATGTTCGGGGTCTGGCTCATTGCATAGATAAATTTTTCCAGGTTCTCAACCTCCATTTTGATTGATTCTGGAGGTGATTCAAGGGCGAGAAATGAAGCTTTCGCATTTTCTGATAATTGCATAATCTTACCGGATTCACCCTTACCGATTGCCTGGATCAGCTCCCCAAAAATTGCCAATATCGGCTCTCCAAAGTAATCATTCATTTCACTGTGATTACTTAATAATTTTTCTATCCTGGCAATCATTCCCTGAACTTTAGCCCACTCAGGCTTTTTTTGTGGATAATACACAAGAGGAATTTTTCCTGCCAGATTCGGTATTTTTCCCCCACCTGTGGCTGTCTCATCAATTATCCATCCCTCTTTCAGGTTAACATACTTATATGTCATTTCAGCTGTGTAAACATCGAAATGCTCAACTGGTTTCCCTTTTTCATCTTTCAGCTCGTAACCTCTACCAAAAGCGACCATGTCCCCGTATTCATCGAAAAGCGGATAAAGCTTATCCTTTAGGGCCGGAGATAAAACTTTCATTTTAAGCTGAAATTTAGGTCTGTTGATGCCAATTTTTTGAGATATGTAATTCCAGATGCCATGATCTTTTAATTCAACGAGGTACCACAGCTCTGCAACTTCCATCTCACTCATCATCCGCCTGGCCAGCTCCTTATTTTTGTATAATGTTTTGCTGTCATCTTCGATTTGATACACGAAATCAACAAGAGCTTTCTCCTTTTTATTATCCTCATTGAAAACAACGTCATAAATAACAGGATTTCCAAGCATAAAAGCTACGCGACGATTAACGATAATCTCCTGAAACGGAAGAGGCACCCGATTTACTTTAACAGACGTCATTGTTACTTCAGGTTTGCCAGTAGCTTCATTTATTTTTGCCTCTCCTGTTCTCTCATCAATGACCGGCTTGTAAATTATTTTATCTTTCCTTTCATCCGGATTCATCACATCATGATCATCGACATTGAATTCCTTCAATGCCTGCTCAGGACTGTAATCAAACTCAGGCTTATTATTCTCAAAGATTGCTTTAATCTCTGTGAAGTTTTCAGACTTAATAATATCTAAATATTTACTCATATCGTTAATACATTCCTGTTAATAATCCAATGTTTGCAGCTGGCTTAAGTGCCATTTCAAAATATTCTCTCATCATCCATACATCCATAAAGTCAGTTGAGCGGCCAATAATATTTTTTCTTTCCTGTTTAGGAATAACTGCCAGTTTCCCGTCATAATCAGGCTTATCCTGCTTTATTGCCCTACGCTCATCCATAAGCCATTCACTGACCTTTTTACCCTTCACCACTTTATTCAGAACGTTATCGGCCACATAATAACCATCGTTATTTATCCTATCTGCTAACTTAAAATATAATTGATCTCGTAAATACCGGTAATTTTCATCATTAAATGGTTTCCCTGCATTCTTGAAGGCTCTGGCATTTTGAATAAAGCCATCAACAAACTGACCAACGCCATCATCATCATAAAGAATCTGTGATTGCGGAACATGCCATTTAAGTGCCATTTTTTTTATTGCGTCAATGACCTCATTGCCTTTTGATTTTTCCATTACTATTACATCGAGCCAGCGAAATCCTTCCCAATAGGCAATTACCAAGAGGTCGGATCCCTTCAGAGCAATATCAGCTGTAATATATTTTTTACCTCCCTCTTTTATGAAGTTGTTTGAAAAAGTATCCTTGAGTTTTACAAAATTGATGAGTTCTGCATCATCAATTTTTATCTTCCAGTTACCTTCAAGAAGTTGTTTTTTAATTGCTTCCTCCTGGGCCATGAGGTTTGCCAGGTAACCCGGGTCTTTTGAAAGAAGAGCTTTATTTCCGTAAATATCACCTGGGACAAACGTAACAGACTTAACAAGGTTTTCCGGATTGGTTTCATTATTTGCATCCTGCATTATCTTGACAATATGAGGCACCTGGTCCAGTACTTCTCTTTTTGTATCTCCCCAGACAAACGAATCACCCTCTTTGATGAAATACCTTAATTTCCCGGCCCTGTCTTTTAGTGGAAATCCTGAATCCTGATCAATCCACCACGAAATAAAGTTTGCAACCCAGCTGTCCGGATCAGGATTGCATGTTGCCCGAACATAAGGTTTTACTCCGCATGTTGACCGGTTACGGGAAAGTAAGTAAAAAAACATCTTTTCTGAAAAGTGAGTAAGCTCATCAAATCCCAGGAATGGTACTTGGGATCCCTGCCAGTCCAAAACATTTTTTTCATACTCGAGGTGCGAAAACTTAATTCCTGATCCTGCAGGAAAAATCCATTCAAGGTTTGTTTCCCGGGGTTTGGCTCCTATAAGAGGGTAAATATCATTTGAAGTGTCCCACAATCCACCTTCAGAACGAATCTGCGGACTGGTTCGCCTAAATATAACAGCTCCAAAATTTTTATTATGAATATGCCTTAAAGGTTCTAAAAGAAGAGCAAATGATTTACCTGCGCCGGCTGCTCCTCCACCGATAGCAATGTCCGCAGGCGTGGAAAGAAATTGTGCCTGAAATCCTGATTGTGGTTCTATTTTTCTTGGTGATGTCATTCATTTGTTTCTGAATTATTCTCTGGTGAAATATTGTCCCTGTTATTGGAAGGCAAGATTACAACAGCCGGCTGCAATTCTGCACCGTCCTTGCCAGTTAGTTCCATTTTTGTAGGTGATTTATAACCTAATAAATCAGATAAAGCATCAAGTGATTTTTGTTTGTCGTATGTCTTTATTTTTACATACTCAACATCCGCAGGGACAGGAGCATCTTTTGTACCTACGTTTACCCTAACTACCTTTGTACTGACTTCCTGGATACATGATTTTTCATCATCGGAAAGTTTTTCAAGCTCCTTTCTTTCTATCCATGTATTGTGAAGCATTGCAACATTACTGAAGGCTATTTTTGCGTGTTCTTTGACAATCATTAATGAAGATATACCAGCTGTTTCTGCGAGATTTTTCTGTAACTCTTCTATTTTTGCCTTTACATTAGCTTTTCTTAGCAATCTGCTTCCGGTTACCGGGGCTGATCTTTCTGTATAACCAGCTATAATACAAGCCCTTGTAGCATTAAAGCCATTTGCAATATACTCGTAACAAAATCTACGCTCCTTTTTAGTAAGCTTTTTAAAAGTGATATTATTTCCAATATTTAAATCAGAATTATTCAAAAAATCCTCCGGTTTCTTTTATTACATCTATTGTTAAAATATAACAATCAACTACTTTTCACAGTACTCCCTAAAATCCCTGTTTAATTAATTGATTCACTTTAAAAAAATTAAATCAATGTTTTTTTATTTATTACACCTTTGATCAGCTTTGCAACTTTATTGTAAGTTTCATAAAGCTCTTTTGGTTTTTCCGGGCCTTCCCATTGGGAAAACGGTAGACCATAAAAAAATCTGTGACTGAATATCCTTTTTGCTTTATCCGATAAATTAAGTTCTTCAAAAATTTTTCTTACCTGGTTAAATTGCGCAAGGATTAAGGCCGGTTTATCATCCTCTTCATATTCATGATCAGGGATATTA